ATTTTGTTCTGCCATTGATTGTAAAAGGGCTGCCATTCCTTTCGCCATAGCATGAAAGTCAATTTCTTGCTCTTTTGACGGTTCTTTTACTTCGCTTTCTTCTTTCTTAAATTTCTTACTATCTTGATCGAACTTTAAATCGTCTAGAAATGCTATTGCACTCTCACGATCTTTCGAAGCTGATCTTGGAATAACTATTTCACCAGGGGATAAAACAGCTTCTTTTGTATCGTTTACAGGGCTGTCTCCTTCAACAATAGCCTCACCAGGAACCTCTCCGCCGTGTGCCATTCCTGCTCTTGCTACGCCTGCTCCGATGTTGCTGATAAACCCTGCCATTCTACCCTGAGCAGCTTCTTGAGCCTGTTGATTTTGAGAAGCAGACTGTAATGCTACGCCTCTTTGACCTGCTGCTATGTTAGCCATCATTTGATCCGCTGATCTTTGTTCCTGAAGTTTAGCCGCTGCTGATTGGTTAGCAAGATCAACCCCTGCCTGTTGTCCACCCATCATTGCCTGTCTAGCAAGCAAACCAGCGTTAGAAACGCCACGAGCAGAAGCCGCTGCTGATTGCTGTTGTTTTGCAATATCTCCAACAGCCTGCTGATATTGAAGACCTGTTATTGATGGTCCTTGACCTGAAGCCTGCGCTCTCAGTCTGTTAATCATTTCCTGCTCACCTAGTTTAGCGCCTTCGGACATTCCAAAAGCACCACCAGAACCAAGACTAGAAGGACCGCCAAGACCTACAGCTTTTGCTACGCCACCCATGTTATAACTCCTTAAGTAATTTTATTTCGTTTTCATTCGCACCGACAACCGAAAAGCCATAATGTAATTGAGCTTTAAGCGTTTCCGTTACATAGTTTGCGTTTAACTGAACACTAGAACTCAGATATTTAATTTCTTCTGTTTTATTTGCCTTCAATACTTCTTCAATAAGCTTTGAACCATGCCCTTTATGACGATAATCAGGATCAACCCACAAATCATGAATGTGAATAATGCAATTAGTAACCTCAAAAGTAATGAACCCAAAGTCATCTTCAAATAGTTGATGATTGGCTTTCTCTTTAATGTACTTCGCATACTTAGTAAGACTTTGTATTTGCAAGCTTGTACCCTCCTGCCTTCATTCCAACCTCTACCTGAATATTAGAAAGATCATAAGCCTCGCCACTTGAAAGTGCTGCGTGAGATGTATCGTAGATCTCAAATTTAATTGATTCTACTTTTTGATTAGGTAGAGAGATTTGAAACTGATATTGTGGTGAGTCAGAAGAATTATAGGTTAAGCTGTAGTCTTCATAAGTAGAAGAGTCATAGTCTACATAAATCCTGCATTTTAATGTATGTGCAGACTTATATGCCCCAATAATCCAAAGCTGATAGCATCTTACGTAACCCTGAACCAAATCTAGCTTAAGCCATGGGCTTGTGAATTTCATTGAATAGAAGCCACTAGCGCCATTGTCTAGATAGGTGTTCTCCGTTTCTTTAAATACTTTGTTAGCGTTAAGAATGACCGGAGAGCCTTGCCATATATCAGCGTCTACTGTTGTTTGATTCTTAAATGTTGACCAGGATTGAAATAGAAAGTTGTAAACCAAACAATCACTATTTGAAAGGTAAAATCTAGCCTCGTTAAACTTATCCGAGATAATTGCGCCCATTACGTTATAGGTATTAAAGTCTTCAACCGGAGCGCCGATGTATTCAACCACTAGGTTCCTACTAAGAAGGTAGATACCTTTTCTTGACTTAAACATTAACCCGTTTGGAGTATTTACAACGGATCTCGGCTCAGTACAACCAACATCAGAAGAGATGATTTCAGGCTCAGTAAAGTCACCAATACCGAGAAGATTAGGACCATCGCCCTGAACAAAATAAATTGATTGCTGTCTAAAGATGATTAATTTGGCATCCATGTAGCCAAGTGCAGAAATAGGTGTCTTGTCTGCGCTTGCACCTGATGAAACTCTGATTCTATTTAATCCATTGAACGAAACAGCCTCACCAAATAGCTGCTTATTGCTATAGGCTACCTCGTCTTGCTCTTCTAATCCTCCTAGAAACAATCTATTTCCGCCTGATGTAGAGAACTTTGCGTTAGGAGTAGCATCAGATTCTAAAACTCCGCCTGTAGTGTAAAGCCTTTCATTATTTAAAAGATCGGAATCGGAAGCTGTGTCTACAATTGCCTGAGCAATATCTAGGTAAAGATTAGAGTTAGGAATGTTAGCGCATCGGTAATAAACTCCACCAGTAGCCGCTGATGCTCTGTAGAGAATGATTTCGCTTAAGCTTCTGATTGTCGCATTAGGAACTAAAACACCATCAAAGTCATCTTTCCAAGAACCGCTTAAAGCCTTTACCAATATATTAACAGCTGAAGCCGAAGCGTTTGTAGTGATTGCAACAGAAGACGAAGGAACTGACCTTTCTAGCTCTGTTTTCCCGTTGTAGTAGTTATAAACAGCGATGTAGTTAAATGTTTTAGAGGCTACGTTAGGGTTAGCTGTTCCCGTTGTTTGAGTTACTGATTCAATCTTGGGACCAAGATAAAAGCTGCTTTCATAAGCTGATTTTGCATCCAGAGATACTGTAGGGCCATTTGTGTAGTAGATTGTTTTGCCTAGCTTGGCTTTGGTTCCGCTAGTGTAGTCTGTGTTAAAGTCTAATTTAACCTTAGAAATCCCCACGTTTGCAATAAAGTCTGTCGCAGATGTGCTAGATGTATATGGTCCATAGATTCTTTCAACAGCACAATAAATAACACCATTTGAGACAACAGAGTTACAGATGTTAGATGTAGACGTTGACTGAACGGCTTCCCTGTCTAGTGACAAATCAAAACTAGAAAAGGATGAAACAAATTTTTGCTGATCTATGTTTATAACCAATCCGGTTCTTTGTTCTGTCTCTACTGTTTTGGCTATGATGAAATTAGATCCGTTTATTGAGAATGGTCTACCTATATGGAAAACCCTATTCATTGATGTTGATATTTCTTCAGTCAAATAACCTGATGCGGTGAAAGATAATTCATATTTTACAAAAGTTGTTCTTTTAGTTGTGAAATTAGCAACAGATGAAATAGCTAAAACAATATTTGTATTGTATGCTATTGCTATATCTCCCCACAAATCTACGCTGCCATTAAAGCTTTCTGCAATATCGTCCGTTAGTGTTTTAGTGAATCCTATACCTTTGATAAGATTTGAAAACCCATCACGAGAAACCCAAAACACATGAAAATTTAAAGGGCTAACGCAAACAGAAAATCCCATTGGATAAGAAAGAGCATTTACAGAAATTTTATTTGCTACTGTTTTGGTTCTTGACGTTGTTATTGAGCCATCAAAAGCAATCTTATACATTTGAAGAGTGAACTGATCTATTAAGGCAAAGAATATTGCAGAAGAATCCCTGCACACATCAAATTTTGATTCTAAAAGAGAGTTAGACGTAAACACATAAGGAAGATTTGCTTGTGAAATAATATTTAAATCAGCATCTAAAACCATTTTTACAATAACAAAGCTACCAGTAACCCCGTTGAAGTTGTTTATTTCATAGAAAACTATGACCTTAGGGGCTACTCCGTCTTTAACAACCATTATTTTCTGTTGGCTTTTCTGGTATTTAAAAGAAACGTTAGTAGTAGCAGGGCTAACCAGTATCTTTCTGGTCTTCTTTAATCCGGTTACAGCGTCTTCTATCACAATTGTGACATATTCCAAAGCCCCAGCAAGAGCAACGCCTTCTTGGTATTCTCTAAAAATGTAGCCACATAGATTAAGCTCTTCGTTGAAATCTACGTCAGGATTGAAATGGTTCAATGCAGACTTGTAAACAAAGTCAGAGGCTATCTTTGGAAAGTCTTTAAATTGTGAAATGTTGTCCCAGCTGTTTTTAACAGAGGATAGAGTATAGACACCTTCATCCGTCATAGTGCTGATGCTATTTGAGTCAGAAATCAATGCTAGTTTATTGGCAGAAAGAAAGTTTCCGTCTGTTGATGCAGTAGACTGCAACACTAGCCCAAATCTCTTAGAAAGCTTCCCTGTCTTTTGAAACCGGACGTTTTCCAATGCAAGGGCTTTGCCTGCTGGAACTTGCTTTTCATCGGTTTTAGTATCTAGCCCCTGAGCTATCTGGATAGACATTGTTTGTCTTTGTAAAGCCATTAGAACACCCATACCTTTACGTTTGTTGAAGCAGAGGCAATAAGCGTAAGCGTCTTGTCAGACCAGCCAGCTCTCCAAATAGTAGCGTTTGCGCTTGTGTCGAATATTATCCAACCTTGTGGGACCTGCTGTAAACCATGATTGATAGCTGTTGGAGAAGTTGTTATTGTTGCCTCAATCAAGTTACCCTTAAGAAATATCAAGGAAGTTAATTGAGAAGCAAACTCTTCTGTATATTGAACAGTCTTGGACAAGTCTTGCTCTAGACCTGTTAGCTTTTTGTACGGCTTTAGTTCCATAAGTTTCTGAACCCAGCATAGTTTGAATCTGTATCAACTACTCGTGGCGGTTCTGATGAATCTCTACCTGCGCAAGCTGATAAGATCCTGGCTTTCATATCTTGCTTAGCTATCATAAGCTCCTCAACAGGAGATTCTTCCTTAACTCTCATTTTGATAGCTGCGTCAATAACTATGTATTCTTCCCAGCCATTGATCCCATCGAACTCGTCAAAATCATTTACTAGCTCGGTATGTCTTGGAATGTACCAAAGGCGGATTTTTTGATTTCCGTTAGGAGTAGGAATGAAAACTAAATCATTTCCTCTGATCTGATACATTAAGTTGTAATTTCTTACGTTGTAAAATGGCTCTCTGAATCTGTTTCTTTCCTGCCATCTAAAAGCCTTAAGCGTAATGGCCTGTGTATTTGATGTGACATAATCAACGCCCATCAGCTTAAAAAAGTCAGCTGGTAGCGCATAGTTAGAAACGTTTGATGTAGTTGTGAAATCGTGTGAATTAACGTAGTAATTTTCTCCCCTGGTATTTACCAAGAGATCGTATAACTCACCATAAGAGGCATTGATGAAATAATCAAGCTCGGCATCAGTTACGAACTTAGAATTAACCATATCAGCACGTTGTCTTGACCTAGTTCTAAACTCAGTTAGCGTAAATGATGCCATAGCCTGACCTTTTAAAGCATTGAGCTTTTTTCTTCCGATTCTTCTTCGCCTTCATAGCTTTCTGCTTCATGAGAAAGGGCAATAAAAGCAGCTATGATCTTATTAGGATCTTTAGCCTCGATTGCCTTTAATAGCTCTTGAGCGCAAAGCTTGGCAGCTTCAGGATACTCTGAAGGTGCTGTAGAATAGGCTTTCTTGCCTCCTACGATTCCTTCAATAATCCCGTCTGTAATGTCTTTCTTTCCTGGTCCAATCATCATGCCTAACATAAAGGCTCCTTAGTTGATTGAGGAGTTAGATAGAACAATCTGAAGTGAGATTTCGCAAGCATCAGAAACATCATCAAAAGAGCCTGCAACCATTGTCTTAACTTTGAATGTCTTGCTAGGAAGATCAAAATCAGAAAAAACAACCTTCAGGTTCTCCGTTGAGTCAATAACACCAGCCGAAGCGGAGCATAGAGCATAATACTCATCTTCAAGAGTAACATCGTAGATGCCTGTTCCTGACTTAACTACCGATGCGATACCTTTAATTGCAACAGTACCAACAGCAGCAGCAGAAGAAAGTGGAATAGACCCTGCGATCATTACTGGCTTTTTGAAGAATGTGTAGAAAAATTGTGTGAAGTAACGATTAGCCATTTTAAACTCCTTAGTTTTAGGGTTGTTCCCCTATCTTGGATTAATCTGCCAAGTCAGAAATAAAGGGGAGCCGAAGCTCCCCCGTGAATTAGATCGAGAAAGCGCCGTTAGCACCTGGCCAGTTACAAGCAATCTGAGCATAGTAACCAACACGAATCTCAGCAGCATCGTCATTAGATACTCGAAGCATCTTAAGACCATCCATGTCGAGAATCATTGGCATACCCTCAAGAGAGTGAACTTTCCAAGAATCTAACTGAAGCATAAACATTTTGCTATCAGGGCAGTTACGATCAGGAATAACAGTAGCGATTGATTTACCAAGATTAACTTTAACACCTTGGAAGCCAATGCCTGCATCTTTGGCCATAACGTCAACATACTGAACTTTTGAACCAAGTGACTTGGTAAGATCAGCATACTTTTGGAATGACATAAATACGTGATCTACTTTACCGCCATCACGACCAATCTTCATACCACCCTGGATAAGAGCTTCTTCGATTGGAAGTGCTGAAAGATCCCCACGGAAACCAGCAAGACGAGTTACGTCAAGAGAGCGGTCTACGCCGAAGAAGTTGTCACCTGAAGTAGGAGCTACAGAAGGAAGCCAAGCAGCAAGACCAGACATTTTCTTATCATAGTCACCTTCGATAGAGATAAAGTCACCAAGAGCAGCAGTAGCTACACCAGCAGAAATGTTCTGATCTACAGTGATCCAACCAAGCTCACGATCTACAGCAATAACAGTCAACACACCAGATTTAACTGATCCGCCACCATTAGCAACAGAAAGCTTAATTCTGTAGTCAACCTCGAAGAAAACAATGTCTTCAGGGTTAGCAAGTTTGATTGTAGGAGAAGCAAGTGTAGTAGCTGAAGAGATTTGACCGATACAACCTGAGCCATTTCCGTAAACAGCTTGTGCAGCTGAGTTAGAAACGTTCAATTGAGCTGAGTCAATTTCTTGCTTAAGCGCAGATACGAAAGCACCTGAGTTATTTTTAGAAGCAAGAATCAATTCGTTAGTGATACGAGCAACAGCGTAATCTGACTTACGAGCATAGCGGTAAGCAACGTTTTTAACGTTTGTAGAGTTAGACTGAGCAGTTGAGAAAGTAGAAGAACGACCAGCGTTTGGAGCATACTTCAAAGGAGCTTTAGCATCTTCACCATAAAAGTCTGTAGCTTTAGGCATAAGAGCGAGTAAAGGATTGTCTTTGTAAGTAGCGTCTTTTGGGAGACCAGATGGGAAGATCGTTTTAAGGATCGCAGCCATGTTAATAGTAGTAGCAGTCATTGTTAAGCTCCTTAAGCTTTAAGTTGTTGTTCGAATAGTTTTGCCGCTGCTCTCAATCTTTCTGCTTCTGTTTTTAGCTCAGGACTATGAGCCGATGAAGGAGAGAACGAATCATCTAGAGTTACTTGGCCTGACACTTTGCCGAATATATCTTCAGAATCATCGACTCCAAAGATTTTAGATACTTTTTTAGATTTTTTCATACCTTGCACCAATTCTTCAAGCTTTTTCTCATATAGGTCACAAGCTTCATCAAAAGACATTAGTTTCGGGTTACCTTTCTCAGCGGTTTTTAAGTAGACTGTTTTAATCACGTTAAATACTTCTTCCCCTGCCTCGAATGTATTAATTAGATCATATTGCTCAGCCTTATCACCAATAAACTTCTTAAGCTCTTGATTATAATACTTAGATTGCTCTTCAATTTCTTCCTGCTTCTTAAGATTATCCCTTTCAGATAGCTTGTCATTTAAAAGCTTCTCTAGTTCTGAATCTTTGTTAGCAAGCTTAGATTGAAGATCCTTAATTTGCTTTTGAATAGGATCAAGTTCGTCATCTTGCATAGATTCGAGCATCTTTTGCTGAATCTGTTCAAAACTAAGCCCTTTTTTCTTGAAGTATTCGGTAGGATTATCACTAGCAAGCTTGTCGATTTCTTCCCACTCGCTAAACTTCTTGGATCTTTCTTCCATTTCTTTTAGACGAGAAGCCATTTCCTGCTGCTTAGACAATAGACCTTTCTCTTTTTTAGCCAAGATTGCAAGACGATGAGCTAGATCATTGTCCCCTTGCGTAGGGATAATCTCAGCCGATGCTGATTCTGTTGATTCAACAGCCGATTCTACTGGTTCCGCTGTAGCTGCTTCAATAATGCTTCCTGTAATTGCTTCGATACTCATTTTATACTCCTTGAGTGATTGGTAGTTGTTCTGCTGCTAATTGTTCCGGTGGCATTTGTTCCATTCCTGGTTCCATCATTGGCATTTCAGGCGGAGTAGACATTTGTTCCTGTAGCGTCAAAGCATCGTTAATCCATTTCTGCAATAGATCCAAGCGCTCACTAGGAAGCCCTCTTGTTTTCATCTTCAGGTACATGCTGTTCATAAATGTAATGCCGTACTGAAGATTCTGATAAGGCTCAGGCGGATTGTACTCAGCATCATTAACGATGAGATAAGCCGTGTGCCTGATGTCATCAATATAGGCATTTTTATTCTCAACGATCTCAGAAATATCAGGGAACTCTAGTAGTCCTAAGCCCTCTTCAGGAGTCAATAGACCAGCGCCCATCATTTCCTGCACGTAAGCCAAGCGCCCTGCTGGTGTTTTAGGAAGCATAGCAGTAGGGTAAACCTGCATGATGTATTCAGAATCTTTTAGTTTGATCTTCTTGAAGTCAATCTTCTGAGCGCCCATCTTTTCAGGGGACAACACGATAACATCTCCACCCTGGTCTGCTATCTCTTTAGAGTGCAGAATAACAGCATCAGCAATGTCTAAATGGAACTTCTCCCAAGCCTGTGCAAGCTCGGCAAATCTTTCCGTTTCAATATCGTTGTATTCTCTCAAGGCTTTACCAGAATCTAGACCAGCAGGCTTTTGTGACTGAGCAGTAAGCTGTGATAGTCCGATTTCTTCAAAGGCTTTTTGGTAAACAGTTAGGAACCAGTCAATAACTGTTGGATTGATACCAGCTGGAAAGTTATAAATAGGTGGATTATTCTTGTATTTAATAACTGTTCCCACTTCATTGTTAAAATGGGTGTCAACAATCTCGGACATAAAATCTACAAGGATGCTAGGGCTAGACATTAGGTTCATAGCTCTAGAGATACGTCTAAGCATCCTATTAATCTCAACCTGATGCCCTGTGATGATTTCCGCCACACCTTTGCCGTAGTATCCAACAGCATTAGGAACATAAGTCATCTTTACATAAGGGATCTTTTCCTGTTCAAAGTCTTCTAATAGGAATGTAGCCGTTGAGATACCGATGAAATGCTTTCCTTTATGCTTAATCTCTTCGCCATCTTTGCCTAGCGTTGTATGAGCTACACGATAGCCCTCAACCACAACAGCAAGCTGATGGTTAGATTCGAATGAATCAATGAAGAAAGGAATGTCACTAATTGAAGCCTCGTCAATCTCATGAGTAAAGTCAGGATACTTTTGCTTAAGCGTTTGCTTATCAACAATCCGAACCTCATAGATAGTCTTTGGCTCTTGCCCGTACATTACTTCAGCTTGGTTCACAATCAAACAAGGCTTGAACACCCGTTTCATGTGAATCTTGCCACTAGAATCATGCCAATGCTTAATGAAGCCATCTCCAAAGATACAAGCATCTCTGAAGGCTTTCTTTGATTCTTCGTAAATGTTCATCTTGTAGAACTGACCGAATACATACTTATCAAGCTTCTTAGCTTGCTGTTGCATTCCCCAATTTCCGTCATCAGTGAGAAATGTTGGCTTTACTTTGTTCTTACAAATCTTAGATACAAGAGTATTCGTGGCTGCCTGCACAACGTTCATTGTAAACTTGGCATCCATTGTGTCGAAGGTTAAGTTAAAAGTGAAAGCAGAATAAAGAGGCAAACCAGAATAGAGGCGGAAATGCCTTTCATCTAAATCTTCCTGAGCAGTTTGATTTCTTCTGATGTTCCCAGCTGTGGCAAAAACGTTCTTATGTACTTCTTTGTCTAGCTCCCACCATGGTGTTTCGTATTCCATTATTTATTCCTTGGCTTAAGTGTTGTGGCTGAATAGTAAAGATCGTCTTCAGTTACTGTATCGCTTTTCTTTTTAGATGATCCAAAGCTAGGATCTACGTATTTAATTGGAGAAACTTTAAGTTTTATCTCTCCTTTCTCGAATGATTCAACACCATGGCGGCGTAAAACCTTTAAAAGTGTGTCGATTTCTTTAATTTCTTTAGGACTCATGTTGTCTTTTCCTCTGTTCAAGTAATCTTCTAGCGAATTCATCCATATATTTATCTGAATTAATGCTATCCGGTTTGATTTCCTCTTTCCACAAATAATTTCGGGCTTCTCTCCAAGCATACAAGAAGCTGTCGTTCTGATCGTTAGGGATTCTTTGATCTTCTTTTTGTCTTGTGTCATTTTCCCACTGAAGCGAAGCCTGTTCATCTATTAGTGATTGGCATTTACCTCTGAAGTACAGAACCCTTTGACGAGTTACGTCATCAGCTAGGATCTTAAGGAAGGAAGCCTTGTCCTGTTTCTCAGCTGCCTCTAGTGGTATGTGATGCCTGTTCTTAATTTCCTCAACACCTTGCTTATTTGCTCCGTCAATAATGACCTTAGCAATAGGAAACTTTCTCAAGTAGCCCTTAATCCTGTTAGCTGTATCTGTTATGTCTAGCTCAGGTTCTTTGAATGACTCAACCACATAGAGATTAGGTGAGGCTTTATGAAATGCCACCAAGGTAAAGGCGCAAGCATCGTTGTAGCCAATATCAACCCCGAGAATATAAGTAGGAGCCACTAACTCAATAGGATCTACAATAGTGTTTTCGTTAATCTTAATGATTAGTAGCTTATCATCAGCACACCACTCGTTAAGATAGTGGGTTTTATACTCTGATGTAAGCTTAAACGTTGGGTTAAACTCCTCAATCCAAGCAATGTGTTCTCTCCATTTGTCTGCAATGTAGGGATTATCAAAGGCGGTCCACTTATGAACGCTCCAACCTGGTTCTAACCCTGTTGTAACAGCCTCGAAGAATGTCTTTGGTATGTTCTCAGCCGTACCGAGTAGCGTTAGTCTGCCATTAACATCAGTCAATGCAGGCATAACCATTTGATAGCATACCCTTTTAAGATCTTGAGTAATTGAACCAGCTTCATCTATTTTAACTGTCTTGTACTTTGATCCCAGGATCTTACGCATCTCTTTGTACGATGAATCAAGACCAAATAGCTTAACCTGAGACCTATTCTCTAGCTTAATTGTGCCCTGCTGTTCATTGGATCTATAGGGGACTTTCTTAGATTCTAGCTCAGTTAGTAGCGTATCCCATATTATGTTTTTAGCAGAGGAAAGCGTGAGGGCCCCATAAAGATGGTTACTTTCCGGAACGTCTATCATGCTCTGAAGAGTTTCTTTGCCCTCACCTGTTGATTTTCCTGCACGTCTAGTGCATTGGATAGCCTTAAGGAAAGATTTGTCCATAGCCGCTTTGTATTGAAGAGGAAAGTTATTATCAAGAAACATAGGCGGCGCTAATACCCCTCGTTTCTTAAGCTCTTCAATGATTATACGCAATCTTTCTGCTTTGTTCATTAGTGGCGGATAAGTGGCGGAAGCATAGGGATTTGAACCCCAGATAGGCGCTAACCTATGGCAGTTTTCAAAACTGCTGCCTTAAACCACTCGGCCATGCTTCCGTTAATGTTATGCTTGTTTCTTAGCTTTCTTTTCTTCTGATTCGATTGTCATTTCTACGATGTTAGTTATCCCAACAGCTTTAATGACACCTGATGCGTGATAGATGTAAAGAAGTTGCTCTTCAGGCTTGTAGAACAATTCAAACTGCGCCTGTTCAGCAGTTACAAAGTTTTCCATTCTGTTGTTCTGTAGTCTTACTGCTTGTCCGAACGTTGCATTTTTTAGCTTAATCATAAATACTCCTTAGCTGAATAGTTTAAATCTATTGTACTCGACCTTGTATAGCTTCCTGATGTGAATTATATCTTTACACCAATGGCTAACAGTTATTTCTTTTTTACTTTTATAAATGTGATTAAGTAGCCCCTTGCATACGCCAAGCTTTTTAAAAGCTTCTTTAGTAAAACAATAATGCAAAGTGTAGTCAGTACCAAAGACAGCAAAGCCAAGTATGAAGTCAGGATCAGAATCAAGACAAGCCACGACAGGGATAATTGATCCATCTTCGTACTTCCTTTTAATGATAGCCTCTAGACCTTTGTGATATACAGAATACTTTTCTCTGTATCCTGTCACGTTAGAATAGCTAGATTTGATCCATGCTGAAAGGATGAAGTTTGTATCTTCTTTCTTGTATTCTCTAATTACTATCTTCATTTATCTTGTCTTTGTATTCTTCGATGATTGCTTTATATTCTTCTAGAAGCTTTTCTTTATTGACCAAATAGCAATAGCCTAGAGGGCAAGTTTCTTCCGGTATGATTTCATGCCCTGGATAGTCTGCGATTAGCTTTTGTTCATAATGCCTGATGTATGCAGGTGAGGCTAGAACAGCGTTTGGCTCTTCGTGCAATCTGTAGAACTTCATTGGTCTAGCTCTTTGGTTAATTGCTTAGCTTCTTCTAGTAATGCTTTAGTCTCTTCTTTGCTTAGATCAATTGTGGTTTGCTCGATTCTATCGGTCCACTTGTGGCAGTTCTTCATCTTAAAGATGTGACCTGTTACGTTGGCATTTCTAATTTTGCCTTTAACAATATCAGCTAAGATTTTTTCATTGGCGTATAGCTGTAATGACCTAGCTATCTTTTTAGCCTCGGAAAATGAGGGATAAACTTTCTCCCACTCGTAAATTGTGTCCTGATTAACCCTGATTAGCCCAGCAAAAGATTCATAAGTAAATCCCTCACTCATGTGATCCTTGAGCATTTCGTCATACTCAGGCTTATACAGTGTAGGTCTTCCTAGCTTCTTACTCATTCGCTAACCTTTATGAAAGCAACCTGAAGCAGCTTCTCGTTAGTTGCAAACAGCTTTAGTAGTCTTGATAGTATTTCTTGCTCTGAAGGATTGATTTCTAATTGAACCTTAACAGAACCATCAACCTTAGTTGATAAGCCTGCTAATATAGCTGAACACGATCCGATTTCTGTGATTTCCATGCCTTAACTCTTTAGACGATATAAATACTTGTTTTTAGGTTAAGAGTGTAAATTTTATATGTCAATAAGTTTTTTGCGACATACAATTTAATTATGAGAATCTTAGCCTTTTTGCTTTTATTCCCGTTTAACTCTATGGCTCAAGATGCTTTGCTTCAGGCTATTTACGGCAATTGGAATAAACAAGATCAAGCTGAAGAGATTGAAGATGAGCCTTCATCGTTTGAAGAGGCTGAAGTATATCACTGGGAACTTGGAAATCCGGACAACATTCCAGAAATTGAGATTATTTATGACGAGCCTAGTCCGTGTGGGTTATCCCGAGAGTAGGCGCTCGGGAACACACACAACAACCTACGGCTGTTATTACCAAGGATTTTAACCCTACCTACTTGGTATTATCTGATGACTCGTGTTTAATTTCTAATGCGTGCATTAGCTGATTCACTAAATGATCGTTTATTTTGTTAAGCTTTTCAACTTCATCTTTTAATTCGGCATTTTCTGACTTCAAACTATCGACAAGTGTATTTTTCATAAAAATGCGCTCTTTTAGATTTGCATTTTCATCTTCATAAACTTTTAAATGCTTCTTATAAAGATCATGCTCATGCTTTAGTTGGTCAATCCATTTTTGTTCACTCATACTAAAGCCTTTTCTAATAGCTTTCTAGCGTCTTCTAGCTCGGCTACCAATATAATACATTCTTCAATTTTTGATTGGAGCCTGTCATACATAACATCTAGCTGATAGTTTTGGTCTATAATAATCTTTTCTAGGTCTAAAATCTTGTTTTCAAACTCTTCGCATTTATCGTGCTTAATCATTGTGCCCCAACCTTCCGTTAATTCTAAACTCCCAGCCATTTAATTCTAACCAATCAGAGACAGCCTTGTACTTAGTCGCAAAATGTCTATCCGCCATGCTATGCGCTTCATTGTGGTGCTGTTGGCATAATGGCATCAGGTTCCAATGGCTTCTAACATACTCCGGAAATGCCTTCCTGGAATAGATATGATGAAAGCACACGTAACCATCTCTAGATTCTCCGCAAACGATACATGGCTTATCTGATTTAAAGTTAGCCATTCTATAAAATTTCTGTTTTATATTGAGTATTTTCTATGGATTTCAAAATAGCCTTCTCATAGTCAAGCTTCATAGCTTCAACTATTACAGACTTTTCTACCTTAATTTCTTCGCTAAGCTTTGCAATATGCTTGATTGGAAACTGACATTTTCCCGAAATAATGTTCGATAATTGCTGAGAATTATTTTTTTTCCAACCTAAATTTCTACTGAGTTTTGTCTGATTAAGACCTAGAAAATTTATTCTTCTTCTAATTAAATCACTAACATGACCTGCTTTTACTATCATAAATTGCTCCTTTTTACTCACGGAGCTTAAACCATTTAGCTCTTGTATTCAATAAGCTTTGTAAAGTTTACTTTAAAACCAGGATAAATCCGCCACTTTGATCTGAATCCATTGTGGTAGCGTTGCTTAGATAGGTATTTATCAAAAGATGAATAGTTTTTTGTGGCAAATGCAAGTTCGGCATGAGCAAGCTCTAGCCTTTCTTGGATAGCGTCTAGCCTTTTCATCTCTTCTTGATCTGGAAAATACATTGTGTTGAGGAAAATAACCTGTGCAGTCATAGCACTTTTTTAAGATCATTAAAAAATGCAGTTATTAGTTGGCAGTAGATTTCGTTTTCTGACTCTGAAAGTCTTTGGTCCAATCCTGCCAAGATAAGGAAGTAATGAGTTGCTTCGTGTATTAGGGTATCGTACTTAGATTCGTCAGTTTGATTCTTTTCAATATAGATCATTTTCTTGTCATAATCGCAAAGCCCTAGCACTTGTTGTCCCTGATAGATCAAACCGCTGCCTTGCTTAATTTTAAGCTTCCTGCCCATGATTGTGATAGAGCCTGGGAACTTCTTTTTCATTTGAATAGACCCTTTCTGATGTCCTTATCAATTAAGTTTTCCTTAGCGGTGAAGCATTTATGGCAAGCGGAGCATCTGAAGACCTGAAAAGCACCTTGTTTAGTATATCTCAGGCCATCTTTAAAAAATGTCTCCCCTTTGCATGAACAAACTCTTTTTTGGGAATAAGCTGAAAAGCTTATGCTCGGATCATACTTCACTAGCTTCTCATAAACTTCTATCAAAGTCTCAACATCTTGTTTGTTGTATAGCTTCATTTCTTCAAAAGCTTCCTGGTTGCCTTTTAAACATTCCGACCACATAGAATGTCCGGCAAATTTAGTATGCTTTAATTTTTCTGAACACTCTAAAAACTTGGCAATATACTCAAGTTTATTTGAAGTAAACGAAAAGAGCCTTCTAGCTATCTTAAGGGTGTCAATTGACTGCTTTGGAGCTATGGGATCTAAGCCATGCTTAATAAATCTGGCATTGAGCTTTTTAATGTCGAACTTATCGCCATTGTGAGCAAGAAGCACATCTGCTTGGGAGATTAAATGATGAATCCCTTCACATAGCTGCCTATCGTCATTCATTGGATTAGCATGACGCTGATCTAAATAGTGAATTGTATCCTCATCTAAGAATCTTGCCGAGTAGCTTAAAATGAACCAATCTGACTGGATTTGATTAAGCCCTACGTTTTGGTCATATAAACCCCAGACCTGTGCAATGATGGGGGCTAATTCCAAGTCAAATGCCAGGATCTTTGGGCTTCTAATGATGACTTCGACTGGTGGGGTTGTTTGGGCGTGTTTGTTTGGCTCCAAACCTGCTGCCTTTACAATTTCTGAATACTTGTATTTGTCGATTTGTCTCTTAGAGTTTCCTCTAGAGCAGAACTCTTTAAGAGTAGGTGTCTTCTCTAGCTCTTTAGCTAATTCTTTTAGTTTTGAAACTAAATCGTGGAAAGTAACCTTACTCATAAGTTTATGGTTACAAGATTAATTAGGTATGACTAGAAATAAATTTGATTGATTAATTTAGTAGGGATGAGAAAAGGAATTAACTCACCCCTAGCAGGAACTTCATCAGAAGTTGACATTCATCTTAATTTCATTCCTGATACTTAATTAACTTAATCACCTTACTAAGTAAACTGCTTTTTGGTGAAAGGGAATAGAAGGACAAGGGAGATGAACTAAACCAAGCCTTTAAGCTCATATTAATCATTCCTTGCCTATTCGCCATTGATTATCGGAAAGAGTCCGTTGATACCGATATGAAACCTCAGAAGCAATCTATAAACCTCGGCTCCGATAAGCAAACTGCTTTAGGTGATACAGGGCGAGTAGGCAAGGAATGATTAAACAGGTAATAATTACCGGCTTTAGTTCATCTCCCTTGTTTTTCTATTCCCTCTCACCTATAAGCAATTATAA